ATATTTAAGAGTGAAGATGGTAAACAAGATTTAGTAGAGTTTAAACTAATCGGAGACCCTAATACTGTTATATATAAAATGAGTGAAAAAGAAGCACAGGTAAAACAAGATTTTCCTGCTGAATACAACGCATATTATAAAACTAAAAAACCAATACCAAAAGCAACTCCTATAAGTAAATTAAAAACAATTAATAAAAGTAAAATAAAATTCTTTGATTTAGAAGGTATTAGTTCTATAGAACAACTAGCAGACTTATCTGATGGTGCTTGTCATGGATTAGGTAAAGATGTATTAGATTGCAGAAAACAAGCTAGAAATTATTTAGCAAAAGAACATGATATTAAACCACAATTAATAGTAGGTAAAGAATGAGTTTATTAACCATATGCCAAGATGCAGCTAATGAGATAGGAGTACCCTCTCCTTCTACTGTAGTAGGTAGTACTGATACTACTAACATACAATTATTAGCAGCTGCCAATAGAGAAGGTAAAAACCTTGTTGCAGGATATGACTGGCAAACATTAATTAAAGAAGAAGCACATACAACACTTGCAGCAGAATCGCAAGGAGATATGAGTACTATAGCTACTGATTTTTTAAGATTTAGTAACGATACTATGTGGAACAGAACCACAGATAGAAAATATTACGGACCACTTAACAACGCACAATGGCAAAGACTAAAAGCAAGTGTTAGTAGTGGTATAACAAATTACTTTAGAATAAGAGGTAATGCGTTATTATTTCACCCAGCTCCCCCAGCAGGAGAATCTGTGTTTTTTGAATACATAGGTAAAAACTGGGTTATAACATCTGGCTCATCAGCTAACGCAACTAGCTTTGCAGCAGATGCAAATACAACAGTATTAGACGAAGATTTAATTACACTTGGTGTAATATGGAGATTTTTAAAACAAAAGGGTTTGCCTTATGATAACCAGTTTCAAGAATACAGATTGAAATTATCAGAAAAGCAATCCAAAGATGGTGCGAAGCAAATCATTCGTATGGCAGGACCAAACAGATTATATCTACCTGTTAACGAACCAGAAGGAAACTTTTCACTTTAATTATAAAGGTGAGTTATGACTGAAGAAGAAAAAGAAAGATTAGCTAACGAGCTTAGAAGAAATGCATTGAAAGAAGATATGTTAGATCAGGCTTTTGGTGATAGACCTGAGTTTGGTTCTTTTCAAGATGCTACTAGAAGTTTAATTGATAGTGATTATAACCCAGAAGGAACTGTATTAAGTAGAGCTATGGGTATAACACAACAACCTGCACAACCTAATATGAATTCTAATAATGTTGGTGGTGGTTTTGGATATGAGCAAAAAGACATGGGTATAAGTACAGTTCCTGAAGTAGGAACAAATCCATTTAGAGATGAACTAAATAATATGGGTATGTCTCAAGATAGTATGCCTTTACCAAGTGGTGTAGATATAATTTCAGACCCTCTTAAAAGTAAAAATATATTAGTAAATAGGTTAAAAGAATTACCATTAGATGTATTAGCAAAAATGTTAGGAATTAGGTAGTGCCTGTTAAAAAAGTAAAGGGTGGTTATAGGTTTGGAACAAAAGGAAAAGTATATAAAACTAAAACAAAGGCTAATAAACAAGCTAGAGCTATATATGCTTCAGGGTATAAAGGTAAAAAGTAATGGTATTTAATCCTACAGGAGAAAGTACATCTCAATCTGCACCTATTGGTGGGTTAAACACAAGAGATGCTGTGGACTTGATGCCACAAACTGATGCTATACGATTAGATAATTTCTTTCCTGGTTCTACAGATGTTAGTTTAAGAAAAGGTTATATAAATCATGTAACTGGTTTACCTAGCACAATACAAAGTTTATTAACATATCAATCTCCTAGTGCTAATAAACTTTTTGCTGCTAGTAGTGGAGAAATTTATGACGTTACATCTGCTGGTGCTATAGGAGCATCATGGGATACTGCATCATGGGATACATCTAGTTGGGCAAGTGCTTCTAATTCTCCAGTTTTAACTGGACTTAGTAATGCTAAATGGGAATCTGTAAACTTTACAACATCAGGAGGTTCATTTTTATTTATAGTAAATGGTGCTGATGCTCCAAGACATTATAATGGTAGTGCATGGGCAACTCCTACTTTAAGTGGAGTAACAGGCTCTACAATAAACAATGTAACAGTATTTAAAGAACGATTATTTTTTATAATAAATGATAGTTTAAGTTTTGGTTATTTACCTATAAATGCAGTAGCAGGAACAGTATCTACATTTCCATTAGGAAGTGTATTTAACTTTGGTGGTAAATTAGTAGCAGCTGGTAGCTTAACAAGAGATGGTGGTTCTGGTTCGGATGACTACATAGCATTTATAACATCAGAAGGTGAAGTAGCTGTGTATCAAGGAACAGACCCAAGTGATGCTAATAAATGGGCATTAGTTGGTGTATTTAAAATAGCAAGACCTATAGGTAAAAGATGTATTGTAAATGTAGGACCAGAGTTAATTGTTATTACAGAATCTGGTTTTGTGCCATTAACACAAATGTATGCAGAAAATGAAGCTAATTATTCTAAAGCAATATCAGACAAAATAAGTGGCAGTATTATAACAGCAGTAACTAATTTTAAATCTACTTTTGGTTGGGAAGCATTAATTTATCCTAAAGGACAGTTTGGTTTATTTAATATACCTAACGGAGTATCAGGTGAATTTGTGCAATTTGTAGTAAACTTATCCACAGGTGCATGGGGTAGATTTACAGGACAAGATGCGTACTGTTGGGGTTTATTAAATGGTGATTTATATTTTGGTGGTAATACTAAAGTATATAAAGCAGATAGTGGATTTAGTGATGCAGGAGTACAAATACAAGGAAGTGCAAAAACAGCATTTGTTTATTATGGTGGAAGGGGTACATCAAAAAGATTTACAGCTATACGACCTATTGTATCATCAGATGCACAATTACCAGTTAGTATAGGATTTGATGTAGACTTTAATGATGGTACTTCTACTTATACACCATCTAGTGCAACTACTACAGGTTCTGAATGGGATAATACTGCATGGGATGTAGGATTATGGGCAGGAACTATATCTTCTCAATTAGTATGGAGAAGTGTTGCAGATATAGGATGGAACGCAGCAATAAGAATTAAAACTAGTACACAGGCACAAAATATTAAATGGCATAGTGTAGATATTTATTATGAAAAAGGAGTAGGTTTATGATGCTTACAGACAAAGTATGGAAACTATTAGAACCAGCTACAACTATTGGAGAAAACCTAACAAAAGAAAATATAGAAAAAGGTATTGATGATGGAACATACCAAATATTTATGGATGAACAAAGTGTAGTTATTACAGCAGATTACAAAGATGCATTACGTATAGGTTTAGCAGGAGGAGAATTAAATAGTTTGAAAAAATTAGAAAAAAAGATTATAACTTATGCAAAAGAAAAAAAATATAAATATGTTGACATTTTAGGAAGAATGGGTTGGGAAAAAGCATTAAAAGGTTATAAGAAACAAGCAGTCTTATTAAGGAAGGAAGTAACATGAGTTTTGTAACAGATATATTTAAATCTCCAAAGCCACCACCATCACCAGATTATGCAGGTGCAGCACAGGCTCAAGGAGCAGCTAATGTAGAAACTGCAAGAGTAGAAGGTAGAATGAACCGACCTGATGTATTTTCTCCTTATGACCAAACATTAGTAACAGATTTAGGTAATGATAGATTTGCACAAACTTTTAGTTTAGCTCCTGAATACGAAGCACAAAGAGTAAAACAAGTTGGTATTACCGATAAGTATTTAGATACAGCAGGAAACTATTTATCAGGATTACCACAAGAAACATTTTCATTATCTGGATTATCAGCACAACCAGGTCTTATAGATAGAAGTGGTTTGACTGCGTTACCTACAATGGAAGATATAAACACTTACGCACAAAGAGTTGAAGGCGATTATTATAACAGAGCATTATCAAGAATACAACC